AGAATCTCCTGCTGCTGGAGAGCAATCTTATTTTCAATTATATAGAGATGCGGCTGATGGTAGTGACACTTTTACTGGTGAAGCTAGAGTTTTAGGATTAAAATTATTCTTTACTACTGATGCTGCAAATGACGCATAAGGAGTTAGAATATGAGAGATCTAAAAAATAAACTTACTACATCAGGTAAGAACACAAGAAATATTCAAAACAGAAGAGCAAAATCTTTCGGTTATCAAGTTTTAGGATTTGGTGCTGGAGCTGGAGCTGTAACATTTACTACTAACTTTTTAGTTGTTGCCGGTGGCGGAGGAGCTGGCGGTGGCGGTGCCGGCGGCGGTGGCGGCGGCGGTTATAGAGCTTCTGGTTATGGACCCTCTCCTTTACAAGCTTGTGCTTTAGAACTTGAAGCAGGTTGTTATACAATAACTGTTGGAGGCGGAGGATCTGGAGCGCCTGCACCTGCATACAGTGGTGGAGCAACTCAAGGGGGTACTTCAATTTTAGGTGCATGTGGTGTTGAAGGATGTACTATGATTAGTGCTACTGGTGGTGGACGATCTGGTGGTCAAAGTGGAGTTGGACAACCTGGAGGATCAGGTGGTGGAAGTGGTCTATTCACATCTGCTAGTTCTCCCAATAAAGGTTGTGGAAATGCAGGAGGTTATTCTCCTGTTGAAGGAATGGATGGTGGTACTAGTACAGCCGTACACGTATCTGGAAACGGCGGTGGTGGCGGTGGAGCTACTGCTAATGGAATTCCCGGACCAAGTAATGCAAATGGAGGAGCTGGAGCCCCTAATACAATTAATGCATGTGGAACACCTTTTTCAATAACAGCTTTTGCTGGCGGAGGTGCTGGTGGTGGTTCACCATCTGGAGGCGGAAGTGGTGGTACTGGTGGTGGTGCCAACAATAATAGTAGTGGAACAACAAACACTGGCGGTGGCGGCGGTGGAGGAACTAGTCTTGGCGGTGGAGGATCTGGTGGATCTGGAGCAGTAATTGTAAGAGTACCTGCTAAAGCTAGTTTAAGTGTAAGTCCAGGAACAAACGCAACAGCAACACACCCAGGTGGAGAAAAAATTGCTACATTTACAGTAAGTGGTACACTAACAATAAGTTAAAAATAATTATATGGCACATTTTGCAAAATTAAAATCACAAACAGATCCAACAGGATTTACTTCTGATACACATTTAGTTGTAGAGAATGTAGTAGTTATAGATAATGCTGTGCCTACAGCCGCAGGACCATTAGGAGAGAATGATATGCATGTTGATGGTGAAACATATTGTCAAACTCTTTTTAAAGGTGGAATTTGGAAACAAACTTCTTACAACCATAATTTTAGAAAACAATATGCAGGTATAGGATATGTTTATGATGAAACAAAAGATGTATTTATTACTTCTCAACCATACGCATCTTGGACTATTAATAATGATAATGATTGGGAAGCACCTATTACATTCCCATCAATAGTTGATGATGGAGAGGAAACGCCTGAATGGACTTGGAGAATTTCATGGAATGAAGATCTTTATCAATCAGACAATAGCAAAGGTTGGGTTGGTGTTAAATCAAATGATACAGGAGATCCAGTAACTCTATATGACTGGAATGGTTCCGCTTGGATATCAAGATAGTTGACAATTTAAACTTAATCTAGTAGATTCAACTTCTTAAAAAGAAAGTATGAATCAAAATAAATCTTTTATAAAAAAAATAAATAATGCTTATTCTAAAGAATCTTGCGTTAAATTAATTAATTGGTTTGAAAAAAATAAACATAAAGCTAAAAAAGGTTTAACTGCAGGAAAAAATTTAGATAATTTAGAGATTTGTATTGAAGTAAGAAAAGAAGAAAATTTTTTTAATTTAGGTAAAACCTTAAAAAAATGCATTGTTAATTTTAAAAAAACCTATCCAGAAATAGACACACATTTATGTAGATGGGATCTAGATCCTTACATTCAATTAATGAAATACGAACCAGGTCAATTTTATGATCGATTACATTGTGAAAATGATGGTACTCCAGCTGTTTCTAGAAGAGTATTTGCTTGGATGATTTATTTAAATACAATTAAAAAAGGTGGGGGCACTAAGTTTATTTATCAAAATAAAATTTTAAAACCTGTGGCAGGAGATTTTTATATTTGGCCTGCTTATTGGACTCATTTCCATAAAGGTGTAGTTGCTCCAAAAGAAGAAAAATTTCTTTTAACCGGATGGATTAACTATGTCCACTAAAGGAAAAAAGAAATGAATCTTTCAAATTACTATTGGTTTTTTGAGTCAGCTATTCCAAACAGAATTTGTGATGACATTGTTCGTTATGGTAATCAACTTCGAGATCAAATGGCAGTTACAGGAGGATTAGTAGATAAAAAATTAAATAAAAAAGAAATAGCAGATTTAAAAAAGAAAAGAGATTCTAATATTGTTTGGATGAATGATAGGTGGATTTATAGAGAAATACACCCTTATATAAAGAGTGCAAATAAACAGGCCGGTTGGAATTTTGAATGGGATTGGTCTGAGTCTTGTCAATTTACAAAATACAATAAAGGTCAATATTATGATTGGCATTGTGATAGTTGGCATAAACCATACGATCAACCTAATAATCCTTCATCACATGGAAAAATTAGAAAACTATCTGTTACTGTAAGTTTATCAGATCCAAAAGATTATAAAGGTGGTGAATTAGAATTTGATTTTAGAAACATGGATCCCGATAAAAAACCTAATATACATAAGTGTAAAGAAATATTACCTAAAGGATCTTTAGTTGTATTTCCTTCATTTGTATGGCATAGAGTATGTCCAGTTAAAAAAGGATCAAGATATAGTTTAGTTATTTGGAATTTAGGATGCCCATTTAAATGAAAAATTATCCAACACAATTACAAAGAGATGATCATTTTAAATGTCCTATATGGTTTGCGGATGAACCAGCTTTTGTAAATAGTTTAAATAAAGCTTCTGATAAATATATTAAAGAGTCTAAAAAATTACTAAGACCGCAAATCAATAAACGTAATAAAAATTTTGGTAATAAAGGAGATATGGGTCATGTATTTCATTCTAAAAGTTTGATTGGAGATCCTAAGTTTACAAAACTTATAAAATATGTTGGTGCAACATCACATAACTTGTTAGAAGAAATGGGTTTTGATTTAACTAACTATCAAATATTTATTACTGAAATGTGGGTGCAAGAGTTTTCTCAAAAAGGAGCTGGTAATCATTCTTTACATACACATTGGAATGGACATATATCTGGTTTTTATTTTTTAAAAGCTAGTGAAGCAACATCAATGCCTATATTTGATGACCCTAGACCAGGCAATGTAATGAATTTATTACCTGAGAAAGATAAAACAACTCTGACATATGCATCATCACAAGTAAACTATAAAGTAAAACCCGGAAGAATGATGTTTTTTCCTTCATATATGCCACATCAATATACAGTGGATATGGGGTATGAACCTTTTAGATTTATACATTGGAATTGTCAGGCTATACCAAAAGGAGTGTTAAATGTCGTTCAAAAAAAATAAATATAGTGTTTTAAAAAATGCTATCTCAAAAGAATTAGCAGAATTTATTTATAAATATTTTTTAAATAAAAGAAATGTTGCAAGAGTATTATTTGATGAAAGGTATATATCACCTTTTACAGAATACTGGGGTGTATGGAATGATCCTCAAGTTCCTAATACTTATTCAGATTATGCAGATATTGCAATGGAAACTTTGTTACAAGAAATAAAACCTGTCATGGAAAAACATACAGGATTAAAATTAAGCGAAACTTATTCTTATGCGCGAATTTATAAAAAAGGTGATGTTTTAGCTCGTCATAAAGATAGATTCTCCTGTGAAGTATCTACAACATTAAATTTAGGTGGAGACCCATGGCCAATCTATGTTGACCCAACTGGTAAAACAGGTCAAGCAGGTGTCAAAGTAGATCTTAAACCTGGTGATATGCTAATCTACTCTGGTTGTGATTTAGAACATTGGCGAGAAGAATTTATTGGTAAAGATTGTGGACAAGCATTTTTACACTATAACAAAGCAAAATCTAAATCAGCTAAAGAAAATTATTTAGATAAAAGACCCTTGTTAGGTTTACCTATTCACTTTAAAGGACTAAAATTGACTAAGTCTCAAAAATAAGATATATTAAAAATCTAGTAAATTTGCTATAAGTGAGTCCATTATGTTACAAAAAATAGGATTTTTACCAGGATTTAATAAACAAATTACTCCGACGGGAGCAGAAGCTCAATGGACCGAAGGAGAAAATGTACGTTTTAGATATGGTACTCCTGAAAAAATAGGAGGTTGGTCTTCTTTAGGAGATAAGAAATTGACGGGTGCAACTCGGGCTCTTCATCATATGGTGAATAAAGAGGGTATTAAATACGCTATCTTAGGTACCAATAGAATTTTATACACATATTCTGGAGGAGTTTATTATGATATTCATCCTTTAGTTAATCCATCAGGTACAGCTATTACAAATGCTTTTACTACTACTAATAGTAGCACAACTGTTACAGTAACTTTTTCTTCTGCTCATGGATTTGTAGCAGGTGATATAATTTTATTTGGAGATTCATCTACATTTAGTTCTATTACTGACTCTGTTTTTGATTCTACTACTTTTTGTGACAAAAAATTTATGGTGTTAACTGCACCTACTAATGACACTATTACTATTAATGCCGGAGCTACTGAAACTGATTCAGGAGCAACTACTTCTGGAGGAATAACTTATTATAGATATTACCACGTAGGTCCAGCTGACCAGGTTGGAGTTTACGGATGGGGTATATCTCAGTTTGGTGGTACGGTAACTAATCCTCAAACGAATACTTTAAATGGAGCATTAGGAGACAATGTTTATGGAACTGGTGGATCAGGAACTAGTATTGTTTTAGATTCTATTACAGGATTTCCAACTACAGGAACCAATTACATTCTAGTAGGTACTGAAGAAATTTCTTATACCGGAGTTTCAGGAACTACAACTTTAACAGGAATTACTAGAGCAGCTAGAGGAACAACTAGGGCGGCTCATTCTGATGGTGCAACAGTTACTAATACCAGTGATTATGCAGCATGGGGCCAAGCTGCAGCGTCAACTGATAAAGTTGCAGAACCAGGACTATGGTCTTTAGATAATTTAGGAAGTACGTTAGTTGCATTAATAGTTAATGGATCTGTATTTGAATGGGATGCAGATTTATCCAATGCTCCTGCAACAAGAGCTACTGTTGTAAGTGGTGCACCCACTGCATCTAGAGATATGTTAGTTTCAACACCCGATCGTCACTTAGTTTTATTTGGAACTGAAACAACCATTGGAAATACTGACACGCAAGATGATATGTTTATAAGATTCTCTTCTCAAGAGGATATCAACACTTGGACACCTACTGCAACCAATACAGCTGGTACACAAAGACTGGCCGCTGGATCACGGATCATGGGAGCGAAACTAGGTAGAAATACTATTTACGTATGGACAGATACCTCATTATTTACCATGCGTTTTGTAGGTCAACCTTTTACTTTCGCTTATGAGCAAGTAGGTACCAACTGTGGTTTAATTGGAAAAAATGCTGCAGTTGAAGTGGATGGTGCTGCGTATTGGATGTCTGAAAATGGTTTCTTTAGATTTACCGGTAAACTAGAATCAATGGACTGTTTAGTAGAGGACTATGTTTACGATGATCTTAATAAAACTTCTAATCAAATGATTTACTGTGGATTAAATAACTTGTTTGGGGAAGTAATGTGGTTTTATCCAACCTCTGATTCTAATGTTAATAATAGATGTGTAATATACAGTTATCTAGATTCTACAGTTAATAGACCTATTTGGTATACGAATGCAAATTCTCTTTTCCCTAGAACAACTTGGATTGACTCAGCAATATTTGGTTTGCCTCATGCAACTAATTATGATGCAGATACAGATACATCTTTTGATGTGACAGGTAATACTGATGGAGTCTT